CGATTTCCTTGTCAACTTCAGCCTTCGATTTCAACGATGAGAACGGATTGTCTGCGTCTGTGACGCTAATTTCGTTCTTTTCGCTCGCTTGCTGTGACTCGGTCACCGTCTGCTTCAGCGCCTCAAGTTCCTTTCGGAGATTGATGACCTCCTCCTCCGCTTGCTTTCGCTTTGCGGTGAGTTTGTCGATACGCTTCTGCACACCCTTAGAGAGATCGCCGTCTCCCTCGTCGTCTTGCGTTTCCTGTGAATGAACATCGTCGCCATCCTCGGCCTGGGGGACTTCATCGGTTGCTTCCACCTGTTCGGCTTCGGCTACCGGCTCATCCTTGACCTCCGTCTGGTCTTCACCCTCAGTTGCGGACTGGGCTTCATCCGTCTGCTCGGTATCAGCGAACAGAGTCTTACGGAGTGCATCCGCAAGGGTTTCCTCGTTTAGCCCCTGAGGATAGGGATTGGACTGTACCTCGGAGTTGTTTTCAGCCGTTCCGATATCGGCATTGGGGTTTTCTGGCATAGCAGGGATGGGTCGCTCCCAGGGGCGTACGGGGAGTAACCCCTGTTTTCAAGACGTGTCAACGGGCTGAACCCCCGTTTGTAAGTTCTGGCAACTTCCTGCCTAAATCAAGACCCGTACTTTCCGGCCTTGGCTTCGGAGTTCTCGCTCAGGAGCAAGTCCTTAAAGTCCCGGAGGCTTTCCGCACGTCCGCAGCCGTGGATACGCTTTTCGCCCTCGATGTTGTACGAGATGGCACGATCTACCTCCGCCTCGATATTAGCGTCCAGGTATGCGATGACCGCCTCGAAAACCTCGTTGGTTTCAAAGGACAGCGCACGTTTATGTTCAATCAGCGTCTTTGCCATGAGAGTCGTTTTGCTTGGATTTCTTGCTCCTGTGAATACGGCTGGGCATTAAGCCCTTGCCTTTACGGACACGGGCTTTGTAATCCTTCTTATCCTTATATGTCTTCCCCATTACATCATTCCGCCCTGAGCCTGACCCTGTCCGGGCTGAGCGAACTGGTCGGCGACAGGAGTAACACCAAGGCGACCAATCGTCTTGTTTTCCTGCTGGCTGACGGACATCTGAAGGTTCTTGAAGTAGTTCTGGAGGAGGGCTTGGAACTGCGGGTCTTGCTGAGCCGCCTGTTGAGCCTTCGGGTTTTTCTGAAGGATGTCCTGGGCGTATTGCAGCTTAGCCTTGGCGGACGGGTCGTTCTCGGTGTACTGAGCCTCCATTCCAAGCATCATCTTGGCGAAGTCAGTCTGCACCTGTTCGTACATCCGCTGGGCGGCTGCGGTCTGGTCAAGGATGAGGGACTTGGAGGCTTCGGGGCTGATTGCCTCGACGAAGCGGGTCACAAGTTCGTTGCGATTGAGGACACCACCGGCATCCATCGGTACGACGAAGGAAGCCATAGCCTTCAACTTTTCTAGGACGTAGTCGGTGTCGAGTTCCTTGATGTTGTAGGAAACATTGAAGTCGTAGGCGTTGACGATTTCATCCGGGCTGACGATGATGGGCTGACCGCAGACACGCTCGATTTCAGCGCCGTCGAGGTACTGGAGCGAGAGCGACACGATCTGCTTGAGAACCTTGCTCCAAGAACTAAGCCAGTTGTTCACCAGGAACTGCTGGGTGGTCTGGGTCTTGACGGGCGGGATGTTGGCGTGGTACAGACCGAAGTACGCAGCGTTGTTCATCTCCACACGGTCAATGAGGTTGAAGGCTAGCGCCGGGTTGCCCTGCGGAGGCGACAGGAACGTGTAGTCGTCGGGCGTGGTGACCGGCAGTAGACCACCGGGCTGGATGAAGTTCTGAGTTCCAAGACGCTTCTTCACCTTGATGGGCGGGAGCGTCTCGAAAGCCGTGCGGTCACGGATGGAGTCACGCTGTGCCTTGACCTCCAACTGGTCGGTGTAGGCGAGTTCGGGAACGCCACGGGACTCGACGATGGAACGACGCAGACGCTCACGACGCATCTCAACGAACGGGTACAGACCGTGGGCGTACTCAAGCAGCTCATGCTTGGCGTAGAACTCTGAACTGACTTGGGGGCAGAAGACGGTGTAGTAGATGCCGGGGATGCCGTCCGGCCCGATTTGACGGGTGTAGGCGTAGACGATCTCAACCAGGTTATCCGCACGATGGAGCGTGTTGGTGATGTTGGTCGTGGTCGGGATGAGGTTCGGGTCGGCGTACCAAGAGGACTTACCGGCGCAGTTCTCGGCTTCCTCGACGAAGGAGGCATCCCAGCCGTCGGTTTCGATGAGTTCACGCATCTCCACGGCGGTCATGTGGACTCGGCGGAAGATGACACGGGCATCTTGGAGGTCGAGCGTCTCGGGCGGGAAGGCGATTTCGTCGAAGGGCTTCAGGGCAGCGACAGCGGGCTGGCTGGAGACGGAGTACTGTTCCCGGTAGGTGGACGTGCCGGACGCAGCGAGTTCCTGAGCCACACGATCCATCTCGTTCTCGGACACGTTGAGCGTCGCACGAAGCAGGGACTTGGTGAGGTCGGAAGCGCCCGTGTTCTGAAGGGAGCCGAACAGTTCCATCGCCATCTGGTCGCCGTTAAGACCACGAGCCTGGAGTTCGCCGGTGGTGATGGTGGCGTTGCGGATGCCCAACTTACGCTCCCAGCCGATGTGGACGGCAGCCCAACCGAACTGCTGGGTGTACTGCGCCCAGAGTTCAGCCTCACGAGCCAAGTCTTCCCGCATACGGTTATTCACGATCCAATTGGAGAGGTTCTGGATGGAGGCTGCTGTACCGGCATCGTTGTACTCCGTGCCGGAGATGCGGAGTCGGGCGAGCTGCCACGACGACACCATCAGGACTACGAGTTCGTTGATGGTCTGGTCAACCAGACGGCATCGCACGTCGGACGCGCCCTCGAAAGGGAAAGCCGTAACGCCCTCGTTGCTCGAGTATTTCTTACCATCATCGGTCTGACCGTCCCAACGACACAGGCGAATGTCATCGTTGCTGTTCAGGCGGGCGACATTACCGCCATTGTACAGGGAACGTTCCAGTTCCTTGTGAAGATAGACGACATCGGGCTTCTCGCTGTGAAAAGTCAGTTTGTCTTTGAGGGAGTCTCGGGAGAGCATTGGGGAGTGGATTTACTTTCTATATATTGTAAAAGGGATGACTTATGGAAACGGTATTGGCCTCCAATAGTCGTGTAACACCGAATAGTGCCAGATTTACGAAGTTTGTCCAATTCACGAACATCAATGCCCGTAAGTTGTTCCGCAAGCGACCTGGAGAGCAGGATTGGGTAGTCGTCCGGGTTTCGCATCAGTAGGAGCCTCCCCCCTTGCACTTGAATGAGTCCATGTCGTATTCCTCGGGCTGGATCGTAACCAGATATCGGAGACAGTCGATAGGGTCTTTGGAAGCCCCCTTCTCACCGTCCGCGCCCGTCCATTCCCGCAGGGAGTAGATTAGGTTCTCGCAGGACTTGGCTACGTACAGTTTCGGCTCGTTGATGGGGGACAGTGGCTGCCCGGGGTCGTGGGCAAGGGCGTCGTTGATGATGGATACCCCGTCGTCGATGCGGATGCCAGGTGCCGGGTCGAAGAACATCGGGTCTGGATCTTCGGCGAGCAGCTCGATGAGGGATGACCCCCCTTCTTGGGTGGCGGCTTGGGTAGCCCCGGCACGGGGGTCGATACGACGCTCCTCGACCACCTCGTCCCCCTCCAACTCACGGATGAGAGCCTTGTAGTCTGCGATGCCACGTCCAGCGCCGGCCCGTTGGGCTGGCCCAGCCTTACCGTCCAGTTTGGTGTCCGGCAAAGCCCATTCCCCGTAGGAAGCGTCAGGCCACTCACGGTAAATGAACCATTTGGCGTTTTCGCCAGTCCCGACAGCCCTCAACCAGAGCATGAACCAGTTCCTGGCTCCCGCAGGGTCAACGACCATGTAATTCGTGCCTTCTTCGGGGATTTTGTCGTCGTCAATCTCGTTAAGGTCGCCAAAACGAGGAAACTGCGCCCCGGCAAGACCATCCGCCCATCCGTAGGCTCGGATTTTCTTCTCGTAGGTCGTTTTGCCCTCCAAAGTCCTCCGCAGCTCGTCGAAAGGGTTGTATGGGTTGAATTGGGAGTGAAACCAGACTACCCCGGCATCCTTTCCTCGGGATTTCGCCCGATAGGGCATATGACCGAAGGGTACGCCAGGTACGTGCTGGATTTTCTGATCCAGAATGGTCGCAGGACGGCTTTCCAGCACCTTGCACCCGGAGATGTACTCCTTGACGACGTTGGTGTAGCCGGAAACGGGCGTGAAGGTGACCAGCAGCTTACCACGACGGGTGACCACTCGGTATCGGAGCGTTTCGATCCAGTCCAGAGGCACAAGTTCGTCGCACCAGATGATATCGCACTCGCCACCCTCGATGACCCGCTTCTCCTGGGCGTAGTTCATAAAGTGGCACTGGCTACCGTTCGGGAAGATGAACGTCCCATCCGAAAAACCGTTCTTCTGGGTGTACTGGATGTTCGTCACCCGCCCCTTCTTCAGCGTCTTGAACTCCGGGGGGATGTACTTCCAGACGACGTTCTGCTGCATCTGGATCGACGACTGGGATGTCGTATGCAGACACCATACTCGGGCATTGGGGATATTGACTAGAGCCGAAACCACCCTCTTGGCAGCCCATTCGGTTTTACCCGCACGATTACCCCCCAACACGCACAGTTCTTGGTGGGTCTTAAGGAGATCGTCCGCATCCCGCCAATGGAACGGCTCGTAACCGTGACGATATGGGTCAGTTTTCTCGGCAAGTATCTTTTCCTCACGGATGCGGAGTACTTCAGCCAGTTTCTCCGCGCCAAGTTTCTCCTTGAGCAGCTTCAACTCCTCCGTTGAGGGGAGTTTGATGACTGGATGCGGACTGAGTTTCAATCGCTGTCGCTTTTACCAGGCTTTGCAAGACCAGTAGCGAGCCTTGGTCTTCGGGCCGGGGTTGGCGCAGTTATGACGGGCGCGGAAACTCTTGCGGCGAGCCGGATTCGACTTCTTGATCGTCATGTTCGGGTCACCGAAGCGGACAATCTTCGTCTTCGCACCGGCCTTCACGTAAACGGCGGACTTCTTCGGGCCACCTGGCGTACGGAACGGCTTGTTGAGCGTGACCTTGCGTCCTTTGTAGTTTGCCATCGTAGGAAAATCTGGTTCGGGTCGGCTATGAAGTCGATGTCAACGACGGTATCGTCGTCAATGTCGTCCCACCAAGCCACCGCCGTTACATACCGCCCTTGGACTTGCCGTAGGACTTGTAGCCAGCGCCACGGTTCTTGCCGTGCATCGCCTTCTCAAATCGCTCCATCTTGGAATGTTCGGAACGCTCCTTCTTGGAATGTTCTTTGCCCTTGTTCTTGCAAGCCATAGTAAGATAAGGTTCGCTAATACCAATAAGTTGTCAAGTAGTCCACCTTATCAGGAAGTAAACTGGTGGAGGCGGGGAGAGTCGAACTCCCATTGCCCGGATGCAAACCGGGTATCCTACCGTTGAATGAAGCCCCCAGTGGAGCCTTGGGTCGGAGTCGAACCGACAACCCCCTGTTTACAAAACAGGCGCACTGCCATTGTGCTACCAAGGCAAAGTCAAGCCGTCCATTCCGTCGCATCCTCCGGCCCCTTCTCCAGGGCAGTCACCCCGGCAGCAAGTGCAGCCCCCAACACCGCATGGAAGTTCATCTCCTTAGACCCACCCCCAAACGTCAACACCTTCCACTTGTCCGACCTGGAGTTAATTATAATCACCCCCTGCGGACAATACCCCTTCAACTTAGTCAACGCATCCATCATCGCACCCTCCAGCTGCTCGTCCCCATGCGTCACCTCCTCAACCTTCTTCTTCCGCTTACGCTTAGCCATTACCAGCGCCCTCCAAACCGGGGATGCTTCGCAGCCACCCACCGCCCACCATCCGATCTCAACGGAACCCTCATCCCCTTCACAAAGTTCGTGCTGTCCTTCACCAACACGTTCGCCTCAACCTTCACCTTATCATACTCAATCTCACAAAGTATAATCCGCTTGTTCGCAAACTTGCCCTTCACCACCCCAAACACCTCCTTCGGCTTCTCCAAACCACCCTCCAGATCGCCCTTCAGGTCGCCCAAATCAGCCTTCGCACTTAGCGCCTCCACACCAGCCTCCGTCCATCCAATAGCCCACAACTTCTGAGGCCGGTTACTAGGCATCCTCACCCAATGCTTGCCCTCCTCCAATACCCCACGCCAGGTCTTCATCTCCTCCCGGCTCAAGCCAGTAAGCCTCATAACCTCCGCCTCCTTGATAATCTTGATTTCCATCCAACCCATCTAACCTTAAGGTACGCCTTCGTCAACCTGTCTCCCCAGGGTCTTGCTCTACGCTCAACTTTCAGTCTCGCTCCGAGACAAATCCCCTTCCCCCGCTGGGGGACTGAGGGGGGAGAGAGGGGGATTATTAAGGGGGAACACCATATCCCTGTCAAACCGGGTATCCATTAATTCCATACCTATTAGATTTCCTAATACCACTCATTAGACCCTCCTTATACCACGCATCGTTTACTACAGGTCATTAGATACTCACTCGTAGCCAGTAGTAAGGCTTATTGCAGAAAAAGTATACATGGGTGAACCCGCTAGACCACACCCCCCTCCCCCCTGGGCGCGATCCCCCCCCGGGGTTTAGCTGCCGTCCGCACGACGTCGAGTCCGTCCGACGTTCTATAATATTATATTACTTACGTCCGGAATATTATAAACCGGCGGATTGGCACTCTATAATAATATATTATTCCGTAGTGGTTTTCCTGATACGTCCGACGTATTCACTTTTTCACTACAGCACGTAGTTACTTTTTACTTACGCCCGATGTAGTTGTTTCTTGGATACATCCAGCCAGGACGTCGCGCCTCCGGCACGTAGTCAGTTATTCATTACGTCCGGCAGCTGGGCAAACGGGTCGCACCATATCCTGCGCCTACTATCCAGGGCGGAGATCGTAAAAGGTAGGCACAAAAAAACCCCCGCAGTTAAGCGGAGGCTCGTTGCCTGTCGGAGTGTTTACTTCCTGGGTTTACTGTGCCGTAGTGATGACGTGTTCGGGACAGTAGAGGCAATCAATGGAGGCACGTCCGCCGCGGACTACGTGCTGAAGCACAACCCACTTGCCCTTGTGGCGGAAGACGGGAGTGCCTTCCTCGACGGAACGAGAACGTCCCGGAATTGCGACGAAGAAGCGAGTGGTCGTCTTCCAAGGGGATTGCTGGAGAGCAACCTCCTCGACGCACTCGCTCCAAGAGCGTTGCTCCGTGCAAGCACCAAACATCATGCCCGTGCAATGTTGTTCGATGGTGTTGATGGTCTCGACGGCATCCTCGTATCGCTTGCTGAACAAGGGCGAGTTGTTCCGCGCCTCGACGGCATCGAGGTAACGGGACTCGCACTCAAGCACGTATTCGTGCCGGACGTTGCGGAGTTGCATCCAGGTGTTGAGTGCGTCGGTCTTCTGCTGTTTGGTGGTGTTCATTGTGGTTTGCGTAGTGCATTGACGAGAGTGTTGACTGCGCGACCCAGGTCAAGAACAGGTTCAGATCATAAATTGTAAGGACAATTTGGATACGTCGTATGTAGTGGTTTGATGGATACGTGCGTCGGTATTTTTTGGATACGTCCGGCAGCTCGTAGCCAGGGCGGA